TCTACTTTCAATACAACAATATCAGCTTTGTTCTGTGCAATGTCTGCACGTGGTTGTTCTGACTTTGTTTCAACAAAATCCCACACACCTTTTACGCTAGGATAAGTAGTTGTGCTAGGGTGTGTAATCACATCAACCTTATTAGATAGGCTTTCCTTGCCATTTACATTCGTATTAGTTGTTGCAATTTCTCGTTGTGCTGTTTCTTTGACAATCTGTAAATTGTCAGCAACCTGACTAATATTAGCGTTTAAAGTTTGTACATCTGTTTTGTGCTGAGCTTCAATACTTGTTGCTCTATTTTCCCAATCAGACTTATCTGCATTTACTTGTTCCTTCAGCGACCTAATAGCACTTGCTAATAGTTCATTTACATTAATGAAGTTATCATCATTTGAGTAAACAATACTAACACCGTCAGGTACTGCACCACTTACAATTTCAACATTTCCAACTGTGTTATCAATATAAATAGTCTTTAGTGAGGTACAATTACTAAAAGCACCATTATTAATTTTTGTAACGTTATCTGCAACAAATACTGTTACAATATCTGTCTGACTTGTCGCAAAACTACCTGCACCCAATGCTTCCGTTGATGTTGTGTTCTTTAGCACATTGTCTGCTGTAAAGGTTGCAGAGTAGCTAAAGACTATGCCTTTGTTTGCTTTTTCAATACCGTCATCCATCTGATTCAAACTTACTGACAAAATCGGTGTGTTTGATGATGGGGCATCTTCCCAACCTACTTTTTTATAGCTCATTATAATTCTCCTTTCGCCTCTAGTGTATCTGTCAAAGCCTGAATTCCACTAAGGGTTCTTGACAGGATTACACTGCTAACTACTGTCATTTTCTGTTTACCGTTTTCGTAAAGTGGAGCACCGTTTACATCAGTTTCATACACATTAAACTGTACATTGTCCCCAACCTGTACCCAAGGTCTGCCATCTGTTGTGGCAGTAAATGGGGTGTAACTACAGTTATAGAACCTTTTTGTAATGTCACTAGGGTCACCTTTATTATTCTTGTAATTGTACAAGTCATTAAGTATATGCCAATTAGATGTATTCATATCTTCATTCTGCCAACAAATTACATTTTTCGTTAAGTCATATACTTTTGTTTCATTGTCCGGTATTTCCGTATTGCCCGGTCTAAATGTAGTTTCTTTTTCGGTTGTCTTTCCGTCAAGATTTCCACCATACTTCCATTTAAAATCAGTATAGCCCTTTACTATGTAATCCTCATAGCTTAAATCCTCATAAAAGTCATATACTTCAGGTGAGTCTGTAGGTGATATATAAACCAGCTTAAAATTGCCTTTTACAGTATCTCCTTTCTTCTCTAATGCATCAGAAAAAGGAGATATAAAACCAAATACACCTATCATTTCACAACAATCCCTTAGTACGCTACCGGATGTTACTAGATTGTTCTTATCTAATAGCCAATGACCATTCCTAGTTTTAAAATTATATATTTTGTAATTAACTCCATTGGTACTAAAAGTGTTTGTTAAAATACCTGATGTTTCACTTACTGATGGATGATAAGTTAAGTTAATAAAGTCAGACATTACAGTTCCTAGTGGTCTGAATGTAGCGTTCTGCCATTCTTCAAATAAACTTTTTGTTCCATCTTTTTGGTTCAGCTTTGCCATATAATCATATGCAGTAAGTTTATAAATGTGTTTATCATCTCCATCACGCTGAAACTTATCAACATAACCACAAAACAAATTCCATGTTTTTTCTTGTACCTGCCTACCGGGATAGATTTTAGCTGATGGATACAGAGTACTTGACGGATAGATATAGTCACCTAGATAACTTTGAGTTAGTCTAACATATATCCATTTACCCTTTATGTTGTTGCCAAAAGTTCTGTCATCAGTATCACAAACTGAAATATTAAACTCAGAGGCTATGCAACCCCCAAACTTCAATGTACTTTCACTGCATATTGACTGTTTGAGGGTCATACTTTCTTCAACAATATTATCCATTGTGATTGTTGCTATATCTGAGTTATTAGGAAAAAGAATTTCAACTGTATTTTCCACAAGGTCATTAATAATATGGTCCTTAATTTTGCTATCTACTGTAATCATCACATCACCTCAATACTCAATAAAGGTAAGTTCAAGAGCCTTGTACTCTATATCTGTACCCTTAATAACTTTTGTTGTGTATGTAATATCAGGCATATAACAAACCATCTTACGATACTTCATTAATTCTTCATCCCAATACATTACATATAGCTTTCTTTGCTGCTTGTGGATAAAAGCATTGTTAAGTATTTTCCTGATTGACTTTAGTTGTTTTAGGTGAAGTGGTATTGTCTGAAACACTATTTTAGACTTATAGTTTGGTGAGGTGACTCTATGTAACTTATTCTTGGTATCTCTATAGGCTTTTAGTTCAGTTCTTTGTAGTGGTGTTGATTGATATGATTCCTTAGCCATCAGGTCATGTGGGAATGGTGTATAATCAACTTCACTTGCGTTTACTACTTTACCAATATAAATAAGAGTACCGTTAAATTTATCAAAATCAAAATTAGCCATAAAATCACCTACCTATGCAAATGCAGACTTGCCAAACCTTTTACGGTAGTCACTGTCCTTATTAACCATTCCTTTGAATATAACTTCACCGTCAAGATTAATGGTAAGGTTAATATCCTTATCATTACCACCAAAGTTACCCTCAGCCATAGCCTCTAAAAATGCTTGTTTCATTGTTGATAATGGGGAAACAACCTCAGTTTCTCTTTTGTTATCGCCAAGCATTGCTAAAAATTCACCGTGAGATGCCGGAACAACAGTACCGGTAGCTAACTTAGGAATTTCCCAATCAAAGTCCATAACCGGAAACTCTTTCTTTAAACTATCTTCGGCAGTTTGATACCATTCGTCACCTAAGAAAATACTACCAAGCCAAGTAACCATTTCAATTATTAGTCTAAATAAACTTAACACTAAATTAGGAATAACATTAACTATTAGTTTAAGTGCTAAATTGAGAATAGATATAAAAAGATTAGCTATTGCTTTTACAAGTTCTACAACTGCTTTTTCAATTTTACTATTATTCTTATTATGACTAAAACCATCAGCCATTTCTTGCGTAAGGTCATCTAAGAGGTCGCCAATTCCATCAACTAGTGTTGAACAGGCATTAACAAGTAGAGTAAAAGCATTAACAACTATTTCGGCCCAATCTACATTATCAAAAGATTTCTTAATACTAGCAGTTATACTTTTACTTGTTTTTCTATCTGTAAACACTTTATTCAAAGACTTTAAAAGTTCATTAACGATAGTTCCTGCTACCGACAATAACTTAGCTGCTAGGTCTCCACCCTTTTTTACAGCAGTTCTTACTGTTTTTAGTAGATTATTGCCGAATTCTTCCCAATTGATGTTGTCGGTAAAAGATTTGAGTGCAGTAATTGCACCACCTAAAAAGCCCCAAAAAGCATTAGATATGGAAGTTATAAATTTGTGTCCCTCTCCTTTGCCTCCAAAAAAAGAATTAAATGTTGAGGCTAGTGACTCTCCTACTTTCTCCCAATTAATTTCAAGCTGAAAGCCATTTGCAAAATCAAAAACACCTTTTAGAAGAGTAAAGAAAAGTTTTGAAATGTTTTTCCAATTGATTTTGTTTAGCATATCTTTCAATGCTTGTGCAGTTTTTGAACCTAACTCAGTAAAATCAGGGTCACCAACAATAGTCAGAGCCGTAGTAAAAACACCATTAATCATAGAAGATACGGCATCAATAACTAACTGTACATCAAGAGTATTGAACAATTCTGTTAAAGCATTTCTAATACTTTCGCCTAAAGCAATCCAATCAAATTCTTTTGCAAAACCAAGTGCAAATTCAAAAATACCATTGATACTTTCGCCAAGCAGTTTGGCTATTTCAATAAAGTTTATAGACTTAATTGCACCATTAAGGAAACTAGCAATACTTTTCCCTAACTTTTTCCACTTTATCTTTTTAATGAGTGTGTATAGAAAGTCTATAGCTGTCATCAAACCATTACCTAGTGTAGTACCAAGCAAAAACCAATCAATCTCTTCTATTGCACCATTAATGAAATCAGCAATATTACTAGCAATATTCTTAGCTTTTTGTCTTATGCTTTTCCAATCGATACTTGACAACACCGAATTCAATTTTTTTGATAGTATCTTCGCAACTTCTCCATAATTACCTTTACTAATTGCCTTTTTTAGTTGGTTAGCAAAGTTACTAAAAGGTGTTGCAACAGTTTTGAACTGCTTCCCATTAGAAGCATTACTGTCTTTTGTGTTATTTGAAGAACTAGACTGTTCCATAACATTAAGTTGGTCGTAAGAGGCTAAATTCTTTTGATTTTCTTTTGTGGCCTTTGTGTTAGCTTTAGTACTTTTAGTAGTTGTGTCAAGGCTCTTGGCATAATTCTGTTGAACCTTTACTGCCTTTACATATGAGGATTGACCGGTTAAGGCACTAAAAAATTCTGCCACCTTGTTAGTAGCTTTACTTAAAGTATCCATTAAACCGGTTAGTATAGGGGTAATAACTGTTAAGATAGGCAAAAAAGCAGTAGCAATACTGTTTTTCATATAAGTAAACGAAGTCAACAATGCTGATAATTGTTTATTCACTGCAGGACATTCTTTAGCCATTTCTCCTAAACTATCCTTTAAAGCCTCAACGCCACCTTGGATAACCTTATAAAGTAACATTCCACCAATAGCTTGTTTAATTCTATTTAATGCCTTAGCAAAGCCACCCATTTGGCTACTGGTCTTTTTAGTATGAGAAAATAAGTTTTTAAGATGACTACCAATTTTTTTAATACCACTAACAACGGTATTACTAAAAACAGTTTTCATCTTTTTACCAAGTTTTTTTATAGCAGTAGTAAATTTCTTTAAAATATCAGTATTAATATTTGTCTGCTTTGAAGTAGTTTTTTCTTTACTTTCAGTTTCACCTAATCTAGCTTTATAAGTATTCAGTTGTTCATTAAGCCTTGTTAATTTCTCTTGTTTTTCCTTATATTCAGCCGTATCTTTACCGGTAGTTGAATTCTCGGCATTTCTAACGCTTTTCAGCTTAGCCTCATACTCTTTCAGCTTATTTTCTGTTTCAGTAATTTGTTGCTGGACTTTGTTCCACTCTTTGTCATTACTCAATATACTGTCAAGATGTTCTGTGCCTAACCCCAGGTCTGTTAAATCTTTCTGCTTAGAATTTCCTATAGAATCAGCTTTGTTATAAAGCGACTTTAACTGTTCTTTAGCTTTTGTAATATCTTTTTCGATACTGGCTGATATATTAGTTCTAATAGGTGTATTAGACATTTCCCTTAGACTATCTTCTAAAGATTTAATCTCTCTAGTGGTCTGAGCAATCTTATTTCTTAAATCAATAGCCTTTGATGACATATTCTTTGTACCTTTGTTAAAGCCGTCTGCATCAATTTTGGTATCAAAAATAATACTACCGTCTGTAGCCATATAACCCCTCCTTTCTTGAAAATGGGTATAAAAATAGCGTACACCACTTGATGTACGCACAAGAAAAGCCACCCCATTACAGAGTGGCTAATTTTTATTTAAGTTTGCTTGAATCAGTATTGTAGATAATTTCTTTTACATCTATTTCAGACCTATCAACTTTACAAAGTTTTTTCCATTCCTTTTCTGTACCTTGATAGTAGATTTTCTCCATATTATGAAAGTAGTCCCAAAAGTATTCGTCAACACTTTTTACAGTCTTTGGAATATATAAGTATTTAATACCACAACTATTAAACATATTAGCTTCCAAATGCTTAGTACCATTAGGAAGTATTACACTTTCTACTGAATCAAATATAAATACAGCGTCACTAAAAGATGTAACTTTTCTCTTTTTACCATCAATAGTATATGTACTACTAATTTTTATTTTATCATCATTGCCTTTATATTCTTTGATTATAATTTCATTACCATCTATATAATAATTGAAATCATTAATACTAGTAGTTTTATTTGCCCATACAGACTGGTTATCATCTGTATTGATATTAAAATATTTAACATCAATTAAAGGAACTGTAACACTTGATTTTAATAAGCCTGTATATGTATATTTTCCTTGACAAGTACCATAAACAGTTATAATATCGTCTTCCAATATTCTGTCTTCATCTTGTGGGATTTCTACATTAAGAAGAATTGTATCGTCCCAATAGTCCAAGTCATTCTTTGTCATATTTAACCGTACCGTGTATTGAGTATTATCATCAAGAACATTATCTTCTTCAATAACCTGCTCCACTTCACCGGTAATTTTAAAATGGTCACCTTTATATTTATTTGGGTTTCTTGCAAGTGTTTTGTAATCAATGGTCTTACAGGATGATTTATAGTCCATCTCTGACATTTCTGTTTGAGTTGTTTCAACACTATTATTATCCTCAGTCTGCTTTTTCTTATTTTCACTTATAATTGCTGCAAAAATCACTAATGCCACAAGAAAAATTATTAACCAGAACCACCACTTTTTATAGAATGGTTTTATTTTGTTTCTATCAGGTAAAACTCTAATAACAGTTTGGTTGCTCACTTGTACATTACCCCTTACTTATTAAGTATATACATTATAATATAACAAATTTATCCAAGTGTCAACAAAATTTTTGTGCATATCAAATAATATTATTAATGAAATCTAGTTCTTGTTGTTCATCTTGTGAAGTAGCTTTTCTCTTTAGGTCTATTAACTCTTTGTGGGTACTGTAAAATTCTCTCTCCCACTTTTCAAGTTTCTTTCCTTTAGACTTCTTACCTCTAATGTTCATTACCTGTGAAAACAAGCCATCTCCAATTTCATTAAATAGACCTAGAAAAGTCCACCAATGAAGGTACTTTACTTCTCTTGTTTCGCAACCGGCTACTTTATTAATAGCCGGAAAGATTATACTTTCATCTTGTTCCCAATCAAGTATTTTTCTTTGATTTTGAGATTTTGGAGTATCTCCACCATCAAGGAACCACATTGCCTTTTTAATAGCTTGTTCTGTATTAGCCGGTATTTCTTTATACAAACATTTTAGACATACTAAAGCCTTACAATATTGGTCTAGTTCAGGGTCATTGAATGCTTGAAATATTAACAATGCAACACGGAAATCTGAATTAATTTCATATGTTGCATTGTCAATTTCAAGGCTTTTAGGAAGTTCACCAATCATTTTACTTTAGATGTGTACTTGCTAACTTTTCTTTCAATTTTCTTCTGTTCTGTAGAAATATCTTCTTTGATGATTGGGAGTACTGCCTCTAGGAAGTTTTCAAAAATAGGCTTACCACCGGCAATGCTAATACAATTAGTATTGCCAAAGATAATATCAGAAACATCACCATCAAAGACATAATTAATTTGTTTTCTTACTTCATTGTCTAAATAGGAAAGTGTTTCTATTGCATTATCAGCAGTAGCACTATTACACTTATCGGCTATCTTCTGTAGCTCCTTTTCTGCTTTATTCATTCTGGTGATAATATTCATGTCGCTTGTGTTAATACGCAAAATTCTACTTTCATCACCGTTAATAGAATATTCTTTATATCCAACATCAAAACTTAAATTGTTCATTAGACTTCCCCTTATACTGCTGTAAATGTTGGTACTTTGTTAGTAATAGCAACAGTACCTTTCTGACGATTACCTTCAAGTGAAACATTGTAAGGAATATTTACACCACTATTGTTACCACCTGCACCACCGTAAGACTGTGGCTTTACAAAGCAATCTTCTACCCAAGCACTAGCACCTGTAACTGCACCTGATGCATCAATAGTAGCATTGTTATCAATAAGCACTTCAAGAATTTTTGTTCTGCAATTTTCTCCTGTAAGTCTATTCATAGCAATGTCTTTTAGCTTGTCAAAAATTTCATCTTCTGTGTCTGCATAGTATGTTTCTACACCTAGAGTTGGTGCGTAACCATTATCAATAGTTTGGTCAAGAATATTCTTTGAGTCTGCCTCCGGATTTAGTTCCATTGATAGTTCCTCAATATCTCTACCGATTAGAAACCAACTAGGTGTCTGACTTCCAAAACTAGCGTCAATGTAGTGCATTAAGTAACTTCTTTTTAGCTTACCTGAATACTTGCCGGGTGTACCACTTACTGCTTTTGTTTCTGCCATAATATTACCTTCTTTCATTAAAAATCAATTTTGTATTGTGATATAATCTGCAACTGATATACCACACCGTTATTCATATTGCCATTTGGTATTTCGTAAATCATACCATTTGAACAAATTAACTTTGTTAGAGTGCCTATATACTCTTTGTGACCCACCTTGACAGTAACTTCTTGATTATCTGCAAAATGTTCAAGGTACATTTGAAGTGAGAGTAAAGCACCTGTATTTACCATTCTGTCATAGTCATTAACGGACTGATACACTGCATACAGAATAAAGTTATGTTGTCTTGTCTGATTACCTAAAATATCTTCTTTTAGCAATGTATCACCTGTTGAAGATAGTCCGTAACTATCAATTGTATCATCTGTAAAGTCAATAGAGATTTCATTACACACTTCATTAATTTGTGGAAAACTCTGCAAAGCTGACTTTACTACTTCAATTATGTTCATTTCACATTACCACCTAAAATTTTTGCAGTACCGTTCAGGATAACATCTTCCTTATCCTTTTTCATTCGTTCAAACCACATCTTCCCTGCTAAAGGGTGTTTAGCAGTTGAATACTTTAATTCTCTACCGGTAGGGTATTTCTTTGGTGGACTGTAAAAGCCTACCAATTCACCATTCTTGTATAGTGGAATATTAGGACCATAAACAACACCATAGTATAAATACCTTGCATAAGGTCCTAACTGTACAACCTTACCACTACCTATAACTGTACCTACTGTGGCAGACTTAAACAGAAAGCCTGTATCCATAGGCGTGTATGGTATCATCTGCCTTATAACTTCATTATCAACAAATCTTTGTGCCTTTTGAAATTCCTTTTCAGTTAAAGAACCAAAGTCACTACGCCATTTAAAATTTAAACTTCCGTTAGGTGTGTTTATTGTGTTATCTTGTGGCTGACTAATAATCATACATTCACCTACTTTCCACTAATCTTGATGTGTTGTAACCTCTTAGCACCATAGTCCTTGATGTCTATTGACATAATAGTGTTGTAACTAAAAGACTTGTTAAACTCTTTCATACTTTCCGATACTGTCTTTTGGTCGGTATTATTAAATTCAAAGTCACAATAACCTTTTACAATAAGGTCTTGTGAGGGTTTCTTAGGCACAATCTTCATTCCTGGGAAAACATCAATAGCCGGTAACAAGCTACTGCTAGGAGTAATTACAAGGCTATCAAGTGGTATATATACAGTTACACTGTCAGCATTCTGTAAACCACTTTTCATAACATTACTTGCTTTATTTTCTTGCCAATGACAATGGGGTACATAAAACTTACTGTACCCCACCCCATTAAAATGATATATTGTACATTTAAAATTAGTAATCACTTTACACCTCTGTACAGTAAACCTGTGCCACTTAGCCACATATAAATTACAGACTTAATTTTCTTTGACAAAACCTGTCTTTGGCTTTCTGTACTTTCATATGTAACAGACATATCTCCTGTTTTGTCAGAGGTTACATAGTTGCTACTATTTTGTTCTGCATGATAAAGCAGTTCAGCCACTTCACAACAACACATTTTTACTTGTTCAGGTATATCGCCCTCATCAATGTTGTCACAAGTATAGTGCCTAATATAGTTAGTTGCTTTACGGAAATAAACATAAAGGTTAGCAGTATTAATGACTGCACCTTGATATTTATTTTTATAAAAATCCATATTTGCATAAATCATCATACTGCTTTACCTCTTATTCAGATACTGACTTTACTTCTTCATCTAGTGACTGAGTAGCTGTGTTCTGCGTTACTATGTGACAGTAGATACCTGCTACTTTGTTCTGATACACCTTAGCAATACCAACATTACGATAACCAAAAGTCCATGCGTCTGCATCAGGGTTTGCGTTAGGGTCAATAATCTTAGGTACTTTATGCTTAGTATATTGGATTACTGCTGACTTATGGATAATCTCAAAGTTAATATCAACAGATTTAGCTGACTTAGCATAGCCACCTTTTTCCTGACCACTGGTCTTACCGTCATTTAGTGTAATGTTAGTCATAAATCTTGATGAAGGTACAGGAACAATCTTAGAAAATCTTTCAAGTACCTTTCTTGACTTTGTTGTATCCATATCATCAATTACACCGTAAAGGTCTGAACGAATGTACAGAATTCTGTTATCCGTAGGTACTTCGTCATCATCCATCTTTGCAGTAGCAGTACGAAGAGCCTTGATAATACTGTCACCTGTAGAAAGGCTACCATATGCAGAAGAAATACCCTTGATACCTGAGTATGTAGAAAATCTAAATGCATCAAGTTCAGGTACTTCCTTAGTACGGATAAACTCACCTGCAAGTCTGCCAAAGGCAATACCGGCAGTTTCAATATTATCCATACTGTCAACAGTAAACTTTCTGCCTCTATCGTAGTTACAAGCTACTGTCTGATTCTTAATAGTTACATCACCGTTAATATAACCACTGTTACGGTCATAGTTAGCAAGACCGTCCATTTCAATCATTGGAATAATCAGTTCGTTAGCATTAGCACCGGCTTGTGCAAGTTCTGACGCACCGTCTAAATCAGAAGTAAGTGCAGCATTTTTATACACTTCATCAAGAAGTGGCACATAGGATTTTGCTAATTCAATAGTATTTGCCATAAAATAAAACCTCTTTTCTTAATTATTTATCTTCTTTTGGTTCACCTAAACCCATAGCAGACCTAATGGCTGACATTGAGTCAGGTTTAATATTTGTGTTACCGGTATTCTTTACCGGATTTTTGAAAGGCTCATCTGACTTGAACATATAGTCATTTTCTGTCTTTACATCCTTGATAGCCTTTTCAATATCTTCTGCTTGATTTTTTGATGTTTTAAGGTTGTCAAGGTCAAGCAAAGCCTTAACAGCTTTACTGTTCTTTGCACCACTTTTTGATAAAGCCGTATCAAGTACAGAAGTAAACTCCATATCTGCAATTTTATCCTTGTACTCTTTGTCCTTGTTTGCAAGTTCTGTGTTAAGATTATCAATTTTACCTTGTAAGTCTTTGACATCAACCCCATCAAATTCTTTTAGTGCATCTTGTGCAGTCTTTAGCTGGTCCTTTAGGCTATCTCTTTCCACAATTAGTGGTTGTTTAGCCTTTTCTAGATCTTGGTTGTACTGATTCAGAACTTTATCAATATTATCCTTATCAAGTCCTAAATCTTCTAAAAATTTTCTTTGCATAATAGCTCCTTTCGATACGCTTTTTAACGAGGTAGCACCTCTTTCTATCCTTAGTTTAACGACTTAGGAACGGTCAATTTTTGGTATAAAAAAAGCACCTTACAAAATGTAAAGTGCTTAAATAACAATATTTTGTTTAATGCTCGGAATTTATAAACTTATGATATTATATCTTTGATACCTTTAGTTGCTTTATAAATTCTTTGCATAATAGAATTTTCTGTTAAATATTCTAAACCCTTTAAGGTAATACGAATATCATCATTATCTACAACAGTTTCACCGGTAATATCCTTATAGACCCTTATACCCTTTATATAACCTATATCAGCCATCATTTCAAGGTATCTTGCCCAACGTTCTTTGCTTATCTCTAATTTATTATAATCTATTTGAGATAGTTCAAATTCAGGATAATCCATTGCTTTTTCTAATGCTCTAAGAATTTTATAAATACATTTAAAATTATCATCCATATGATTTCACCTGTATAAATTAATTACTTAATAATCAATTCTCAACATATGCCTACCTGTCTCTTTGTAATAAGCTTCATCAGCTTTCTTTGCCTCAATCTTTATTTCTTCCGGAGCCTCTTCTTTTATACTCCTAAAGCCATTCTTTGGAGGAGTCATCCATATATAAAATTTACTAAATGCTTCTGTCAATTTAGTCATCTCCTTTGATAATCTTTACTACTGTATTAACTAGTACACCCGGTTTTTTCATCATACTTTTCGCAATACATTCAGAAATAAATTCATCAGTATTAACCATAGCATATCTTGAAACAGTATATGCAATTCCCTGTTTGTCGATAGATTCATTTAGTTCATCATAAATCTTACATATTTTTGCATACTTCTCATTCCACAATGGGTCATTTAACTTATGTTCAAGCTGAATTGCATGACCTATTTCGTGTCTTATTGCGTGTAAATAATGTGCAGTTGACCATTCACCGGACTTGTTCATTTCCCTTGCTTTTTTGGTGTGTTCTGATACAAAACTTTTCTTATTAGCAAATCTTAACACTAATTCTCTTGAATTATCATTGTATGAGCCATATGTACTCAAATTACTATCACTAAGAACACCAACAGAAGATATAGTAGATATGTTTCCAAACTTCTGTTGCATATTCTCATATTCAGTATTAAAGATTTTCTTAACATCTTTAGTTACACCTTTTTCAAATTCTATTATACCACTATCGTTACTTTTTTCAATATTTGATTTACTGTTTTGTATAGTTTTTTCAAAGTTGGTGTTGTCACCGGAATCAGAAAGTTTATGTACACCATTTTCAATAGTCTTTGTACCGTTACTCTTAGCCACCTTACTACTTTTATCTAGCTTAGCACCTATGTTTCCCAGTCCATCAATATTTACTCTTTGTCTTTGTTGTGGTAGGTCCATAGCCTTTGAAAGTCTTGCATATTCGTCTGATGTCTTGTTGTACCTTGCATTAGCTGACATTATGTCATTTTCATCAGCACCACCCTCTGTAAGCAGTTTAATCTCTTGTCTTTCTGCTCTCATTATGGTTTCTAGTTTTCTTTGTCTTTGCAGAGCCTCGTACTTTGTGTAGCTTTTACCTCTAAACTCTCTTTTCTCATTATCTTCTTGGTTCATTCGGTCTAGTTCTTCATCTGTATAAGTCCTTTCTGATACACCTTTAATAAATGGGTAATAGTTGTGGTAACAGTTAGCACCGCAAAGCCCTGTTACTGTACCCAGTCCACAAACTGAAACCAATTCTTCCTTGCTATAAACCCTACCTTGCCAAGGTTGGTGGGTAGGTCTTGCCCCACTATGATAAGTAGTTTCAAAATAGTTTGTTTCAAGTTTTTCTGCATTACTCTCATTGATATTTGCCACTACCTGATTATAACCTGTAAGAACTGCTCTCCTTACTGCTACCGATACTCTACTGCTGTAACCACTGTCATAGTCAATGTACCTTAGTCCTGAATTAGTCATTTCTTTTACTGTATTTCTCAGTACAGTATTGTAATCAAATGCACCTGTAGCAATCTGAGTTATTGCCTTGTCAAGAGTGCTTTGGTAGTAGTCTGTAAGTGGTGTATATGATAGCTTAGTTGAGTTAGGCTCTCTAAGTGCAAAGCCTAAAGAACCGGTAATGTTCTTAAGCTCTCCTTTAGTCTGAGTTATCATAGAATTAACAAGTTGTTGAAGTTGTAAGTTATCTTCATATGGTATGAAACTTTTCCCAACTGCGTCATAAAGGCTTTTATCTCTTGCATAACCACTGCTTATAACATTAGAAAACACCTTGTCTATCTGTTCATCAGATAGTTTCAAGGTGTTCTTGATATAACTCTTTATTTCTTCTTTACTTTTTCCCAATTCATACAGTCTGTTAATTTGCCAATCTGCTGACCTTGTAATCTCTTTATTATTAGTTTGTAACCGTCTAATAATATCAAGCATAATAGTTTGTTCCAGGTCATTAAAAAGGCTCACAATAGGCTGAGGAACAGACTCTATATCCTTCTCAGTAATTTGCATTAATCTTTACCTATAAAAGCCAGTACAATAACTGTAACACAAATAATTGTTGTAATAATAATTGAACTACTCATTCTATCACCTCGGCTTTTTGTGGTAGGTTCTGTAAGGCTGTATCAATGTCTTCACCCATCCACTTTGCTCTGTATTCCTCAGGTCTTAGGATACCTAGATTAAGGTCCTGTATATCTTGCTTTCTTTCTGTTTCTTCATCTGTCTTAATGCTATCCTTAAAGTCACAAACAAACTTGTAACCACTTGTAGTCATTGAATTATAAAAAGCTAAAGCATACACAAGGTCCTCCATACAGTCCTTTAAATTCTCCTGAATCGCATTGACTGTGTTGTACTTTCTGTCTTTAGCCGACTTAATTTCCGTTGCAGTTTTTGCCACTGTTGCCGGATCGGACAAGTCACCATAAGCAAGACCAACAGAAAACTCAATTTCTCTTTTGTATGCCTCTAGTCCTGCCTTAATATCAACTTGTCTGATTGTCGGCGAATAGTCCTGTAAAATACCCTCATTATCATCAAGGTCAACACTACGATATAACCTTTTATTTAACTTTGCTACTCTATTACCTTTTAGTGCTGATTCATCAATATGTATAGCTCTTTCTCCACTTTCGAACTCCCAATCAAGCCTACCGAACTGAATATCTGCTATCTGAATAATGGGAAGTGCTGAGTCAAATACAGAAATAGGAGTCATAGAGCCGTCAATATCATTGTCAATAGGGTTACGATAATAGCCGAAAGCAGTTTTATTCATTGTGGGATATGTGATACTTTCTTCTAGGTCTGCCCATTCTTCAATACTGCTTAATGGTATCTTATTGCCTAAGGTACTTTCACTATCAGACACATAGGCAGAATTAGTAATTGTCAGTCCCTTGTCTTTGTCTAAGTCGTGATATTCAAGTCTTGTATAGAACTTGTTACCTAGCTTTTTAAATTCAGGAAATATAACTTTAATTAGTCTTCCGTCTGTATCATATTCAACAGGTATAAAGGCATTGGCAGAAACAAACTGAACTTTACTGCCACCTAAAGGCTTTATAATCATAGCACCTGTGGCTAAACCTCTTTGAAAGTGTGTGTTAATGTTTCTAATTGCTTTCTTGTATATTTCATCAAGTGGCTTGTAACTGACACTTGAAGTCATCTCAGACAAAGAAACATTGCTAAATTCTCTTACAATGGACTTTTCAAGTCTTAGACTGACAACATGGTATTCATCAAGCCACAAGGCTCTGCCTGAATAACTGTTCTGCCACACATCAATAGACTTTAACATTTCATCAGTTAAAGCAATATCAATATTAAGTGCATTCTTAATACTTCTTAGCTTTGTTGGAAACACTCTGCTCCACACTCCTTTCAAAAAATTTATAAGTCCCATTTTATCCCACCTTTATAAACCTTTTCATATTTCTTTCAAAGGTGTACTCAAAACTGTCAAGACTATCAATATCGGTAGATCCGTCATCAAGTCTTTCATCATTTAATTTCTTATCGTTCCATACTGCCTCACACAAGGCTCTTTTCAAGCTATCACAACTATCTGTAATAAAGAACCTATCTGCCCCCATAAGTCGCAAAGCACATTGAATACGGTCTTGTATAGGCATTTTCCTAGCCGGTCTAACAATAACATTAGGAAATTTCTTTTCAAATGCTCTCTTGATACCTCTACCTAAAACAGTTTCGGCATTATCCCAATAAACATAATCAACTTTTCCTACCATATCAAAAACAGACTGTGCAAATTCTATAGCCAGTCTGTCTAAATCGTTACTATCATATTCTCCAAAGTGCCTTATACTTCTAATTGCCACCAGCTCACTGTAATTATCAGTTGTACCGGTAGCAACAAACGCATGACCTGACTTATTACCACCAAAGTCAATACCAATAGTTACTTCTTGTAAAGAGCCTTTAAGTATCTGTTTGTATGGTAAATCAGGGTCAATCCTATCAACTAATTTACAGTAATACGCTTTTGGATTGTCGGCAAATTTACGGTAAATAGCACCTTCGGCACGAACCCACTTGCCTAAAATCAATCTATCGTAATAGATAGTACCTTCATACTCATTACACAAATTCTGTACAAAATCTTTAGACAAAAAGGAATTATCAAAGATAGTATATTCTTGCAAATAAATATCTGCATCACTGTCAATAAACTGCTTTAACCAATGAGTAGGGTGTTCAGGGTTTAAACTACCGTCAAAGCAAGAATAAGGCTTATCAAGTCTTGACTTTAGCATAGCAAATACATCTTCATTCCACTTTGCTACTTCATCACCATAAATATATTTAGCTGAAGCACCTTGAATTTTTGCAACCTGACTAACCTTTTCAGCACCTAAACAATAAACATCTTCACCACAGATTTTAGCAATGTTGCGACTGTTGATTGTTCCAACAACATCAGAGGTATATCGTTCTCTCATTGGCTGAAGTACATTTCTCTCAATAGTTTCTTTAGATACACCGATAATAAAGCAAAGTCCGTCTTTGCCTATTCTCTCCCTAATTCTCATAGGTACAATAAAAGTAACATCAACAAAACTTTTACCGGAACGAACTGCACCACTTTTTATGTTCCATCTATGGGTAGCATTTACAATATATTCTTTCTGCTTATTTGTGTAACCCATTCTTTGTACTCCTTAGTGCATCATCTTTAATTTCTTTCAAAATATTATCCAGCTTATTAAGTGCCGTTGTGTCTGTTTCTTCTTTCTGCTTATCTCTCCACTTATCAGGTCGTCTATTTTTAAGCCAAAAGATTTGAGCCGTTGTGTTGCCTTCCAAAGCTGATGAAAGCAAAGCATTTTCAACTTCATAGTCAACAACTTCTTTGCCCTTTTTTAAGGCATTACAAATATTACTATGCTTGTTCTTCCAATCCCACAAAGTTTTTGCAGAAATGCCCATATTCTTTGCTATCTGTTCATCAGTTAAACCATCTCTAGCCCAACCCTCCAGCAATAATAAATTTTCCTTTAGTAACCACTTTTGATATTTTCCCTTTGCCAAATCCACCACCTCTCTTTATTAAAATGCAAAAGAAAAAGGCTAAGCAGTACTTAACCTTTTCAATATTATTTATCCTGTTTCCTTGTATTTTTTCTCAATCTTTTCAAGAGTAATGAACAGTTCCTGTTCATTATACTCTTTTACCTTTATTTCTTCTTTCATAGATTTCATATTTGTGACAAATAGGGATCTTATAAAATTTATAAATTTTATAAAAGTTATAATAGAAATCACTAAAAAATACAAAATAATAAAGCTAACAAAAACTGACGAAAAATCACTAATAAGTGTACATAAGAGAACACATAATAAATTTTCTGAAATACCCAACATAATTAACATCAATATAGGTTCATCAGACTGTGATAATAGTATCGCTTTACTAACATTAATAATTGATAATGATACAATGGTTGCAATAGTTAAATAAAAACCTATTACAATGGAGAAAATGCTTATAATATATCCCAATCTATCACTATCTAAATATTTTTCTAAAAAGTCACCTGTACTTCTTAACCAAATACTATTTTGACAAAACATACATATTAGTAAAAATATAATAAATCCTAAAGTGAAGAAAATCTCTATTTTAAAATTTCTAAAAAAAGTTTTAATAATATCTCCCCCTTTTTTTATTATATAAATTAGTCTTCAAATGATTCTGTCGGATTCCAATCAAGTTTTAAGGGTCCCATTACTTGCGAAATAGATTTCTCGTTCGACTTAATTTCAATCATCCTTGGTCGATATCTCATAACCTCGCTTTGAAATGCTGCCTCACAATTATTTAGCAAATACTCAGAAGGCAGATACTCCCCTCTAAAATCAAAATAATAATCAACTATAAGACTACTATTCTTATAAAGTGCAGTTTTTTTCTTCTCACCATTATAATATTCCAAAGTAATTTGATTAATAATTTCTTCATTAAGTTCCAATTCTTCAATAAGATTCTTAACACATTCAATGTCCAAAGAATCTTCTTTTTTACCATAATGGAATCCAAAAGATATAGAAATATCAGTTGAATTCAACTGATTCGTTGAATAATCAACGAAAGAATTAATTTGTCCTTTATTGGATTTTAAACCTGTACCATATTGTTTCTTAGTAGAATCATCTAATCGTAATCTCAAATCTACTTTTTTAATGTACTTTGGTGTACCCACATTTTTTATGCTAATATCCTCAAGTAAAGGTACTATTTTTATCTTGTACTCAAAATCATTTGGTATAAAAGAATTCAAATACTCTTCAATTTGAGTATAATTTGGACCTAATCGATTCTTGGTTATGATGGCTATATTTTTCACCGTATCAAAAACCATAGAAGTTACTTCAAATAATTTTGTATCTAGTTGTTGTAAAGTGTCATCAACCATATGAAAAGTTACACCTTTTTTTAGTTTACCAAATGGAATTGATATATATTCACTTTGATTTTTATTAAATCTTGATACAACTAAATTCTTACCGGAAATATTACGAGAAAGAATTTTCTTTGTATCTTTTCTATCAAAAATATCGTACAAACCTTCAAAGAATTTTTTTAGATCACCTTTATAGTAATCATTATTTTTTCTATGTACCTTCACAATCTTTTTTAATAAAGGTACATAGAAAAAATTCTACCTTATTTGACATCTACTATCACCTCATATGTTATTATATCGAAATAAAATAACAAAATAAAGTAATTTGTCAAATTTTGTATAAACGCACAAGTAATAATTATTATGTATGTGCAATTTCACAACAAAACCCACCTAAGTGATTAGGTGGGCAATGCTGAATTTTTTACAAGAGGAATAGTAGAAGTGAAAATCATTCTTGCAATCTTATCTATCTCTTTCGGTTTTCCATAATATCATTATAGCACTTAAGAATAGGAATTAATAGGAACTGATAGGAACTACTTAATCCATATTGTATTTTTTTCTAAAGGCTTGTAATGCTCTGCCATGTAATGCTCTAATCCATCTATCAGAACAACCAATAGTTTCGGCAGTTTTCTCAAAGGTTTCACAATTAAGGTAATATTCTGTTAGAACCAATATGTAAATTGCATCATCAAGACCATTGATTTTACTTCTAACATCATTCTTCATACAAATAAGGTCATCAATTTCACTATTGATTTCATTTTGCAAATCCACTATCTTATCAACTGTTTGTGTAAAGTCAGTTGTGTTTGAGGACTTAACACGGTCACCGTTTGTTTGTGGGCTCATCTGTGTTATGCTTAACCTTAACCTATGTAATTCCTTATCCTTAACATTAATCAACCTATCAGCAAACCTTACACGATTAAGGTACTCTTTAGCGTTCAATGTTATCACTCCAATCTAAAGCCTGTCCACACCATTGGCAATAAGCATTTATAACGCCATTATCTTTGCCACTATCCATAGTTATTTCGCCACACCGAGGGCATCTCTTAAAAGTTGAACTGTAACAACTTGGCATCACTTTCTCAGGTGTTTGTTTTGCAACAACATCTCTAATAGTGTCCATTGCTTCTTCAATAACCCCACTAGTAAAAGGCATTTCTTCTTCAATGATTTCAAGTGCTCTTTTAATTTCCATTATTATCACTCTCCTTTAGTTTCTGCATTTCATACTTTAGGTCTGCACAATCTTGTATCATCCTAGAATTCCAACTAACCAAAATATGAAATGCCACTTCTTGTGGACTTGTTTCTCTGTCAATTACTTCAACACCATCTCTCAAGGCATCAAGAAATGCATAATACTCAGTTTCAGAAATATCTCCGTAACCAAAAGCCTCTGCCAATTCATCTTCTGATGCATATTCCAGCACCTTCTTTTTGCGTTCCTCACGATTGGCTTTAATTCTTGTGATAGTTTTCTGTAATGCTCTGATTGCAGTATCAAGCTTTTTGATAACTATTTCTCGACCCTTAATTTCAACCTTTAAATCTTCACTTGTCATATAGCAATCTCTCCTGTTTCAATCTTAGCTCTATACTGACCGTAGCTTAGTCTTGTACCGTTTTCTTCGTTGTACTTATGCAGGTTATACAAAGTACGGTTAAGGTTATGTTCTCTTGACTGCTTTGAGGCTTTCGCCTTTTCGTTACGGAGATTTCTTTCATACTCTCTTGTATGCTTTTTCTTGCAATCATAACAACAATACTTTGCATTGTGGTTTCTTGCAGTAAATTCATTGCCACATACTGCACATACTCTCTTAATTTCCATATTCGTTACTCCTTTTCTGTGCAAGGTAATTCAAACTCATACTGCTTACACTCATCAATAGTATTATAAATATCAACATCACTCATACCGTCATCAGGAAAACCTGCATCATTTTCGATTGAATAACAATTTTCTTTTATTTTCTTTTCCAGTTCATCAACATTAATAAACTTAGCCATTTTCATTACTCCTTATTTCAACATCATCAAGTTTACATACCACTAAAGAATTTGTAGCTAAATTGTCTTGTAGTTCAGCTTGATATATAAACTTGTTTTCTTTTGTACTTCGTCTGATAATACAACCAACTAAGTTATAAAGACTTCCCTTATAACTTACTTGCCTATTCAAATATTTCTTAACTTGAGAAATGTCCATTTACAGGTAACTCCTTTATCCTGATATAGATACCGGGAATATCTGCCCAAAACTTTTCTACCAGTTCAGAACAAACAAGTGCATCATCTTTCCAAAAGCCTAACTTAGTCATTACATCTTTCAAAAGCTTTTGTAAGTTATCTGTATCAGGCTTTGTTGTACGATAGTCCCCATCACTATGTTTTCCCTTTAGTGGGAAACACCACTTTGTAACAAGTGATACACCTGAAACAAACATTTCCTTTGGAACATATTTGCTTAAATATGCTTCAAGTTTTGACCTAGCCTCTTTTAGCCTTGGTTCTTCATAGAAGATTGGTTTGCCATTCACATAACTAATCTTCTTTTCTTGATGTGTAATTGTTGGTGGGTCCATAGGCATAAAAAATTCAGTAGTCTTCATTTTATATCCTTTCTGTGTAAATCGTTTATTTTTAAACTTCTGCTTTTTCGTGTATATTATTACTTAATATAAAAGGGGAATTTAAAACCCCTTTTATATATATATAATATATATAGTTTGTCATTGACATTGACAAACTCGAATAATTTATCGACTTTGTCACTCACATTGTCATTGACAAAAAATCGACTTTGACAATGGTAGTCATTGACAAACTCGAATAAATGACAATGTCACTGACTATGAAAATATCATCTATTATTCTTAATTAGAACTATTTTTAAGACCTATACTATTATCATCTATCCAAAAACTACCATGTTCTTTTAAGTTTCTTCTGACAGTTCTTTCTGATTTTCCCATATAGGATGCAAGGTCTTCAATACTGGCTTGACCATTTTCTTGAACTGCACTAAAGGCAACTTCTAATGATTCTTTTCGTTCATTCTTTCGTTCTTCAGCACTCTTTTTGTTGCCAAAATTTTTCTTGTAATTTGAGTTTTTACTATTCATTTGGCTACTACTGTCAATGTCACTTAAAACACCTGTATCATCAATCTGATGTATAGGATAATTGAACCAACAGTTGATTGGTGAGAACCTAGGGAACTCTCTTAATGTACCTTCAATTCTCCAAGCTGAACGAGTTTTGATGGACTTTCTTTCTTCTTGAAATTCAGCCCTAGCCAAAGCTAAAGTATTCTTACTTAGCTTATTTTCGGCTATCTTTTCCATATTGTAGGAACTTTCTAAATCATCCTGAGAAACCTCCTCATCAATATTAGAAACAAATCTTTTCAGATATTTATAGTAAATAGCACATTCAGCTTTGTTCTCTTGATACTTAATAAGATTATCGTCAATTTCAAGTTCTATAAGGTCTAACATGGCATCAGGGTCACGAGCAAAAACACCACTGCCTGAGGCTCTGTCCATAGACTTCTTAGTACCTTGATTACCTTTTGAATGATGGTGACAGTAAATTACTGCACATCCCAGTTCGGCACAAATTTTGTCAAACTGATTACAGAACTTAGACATCTGTTCTGCACTGTTTTCATCACCTGTAAGAACCTTGTATATAGGGTCAATAATAACTGCTATATAGTTCTTTTTTAAGGCTCTACGGATTAGCTTAGGTGCTAATTTATCCATTGGTGAGGCTTTACCTCTTAAATGCCATATATCAATATTCTTTATGGCATTAGGTTGCCAATTTAGTTTCTTATATACATCAGCAAATCTATGTAAACAACTTGCTTTATCAAGTTCAAGATTAACATACATAACTTTACCTTTAGTACAATTAAAACCTAGCCACTTCTTCCCCTCAGCTATTGCAATAGTAAGTTCAATAAGTGCAAAAGACTTACCGGCTTTAGATGGTCCGGCTATAAGCATTTTGTGACCTTGTCTGAGAACATTATCAATTAGTGGTGGTGATAGTTCAGGTAAGTTATCAAAAACTTCTGTTAGGTTTTCCGGTTCAGGTAAATCATCATTAATACTTTCTATCCACTCATACCATTCATCCCAACTTTCTTTGCCTATGTTGGTATCAAGTAAATATTGTTTCTTACCTTTTCTTTCAACACCGGGCATTCTGCTTAGTCTTGATGGGTTTTTGTTCTGCTTATCTGTAATAAAGCCGTTCTTGTCACAAACTTTATAAAGATAATTTACTCTCTTACTGTATTCTTCATAATTTGTAGCATTTATCTTTACAATAGCGTGAATAGATTTATTACCTGTATGTACAAGACAAGCTACCGGCAATTCAAGTTCTCTGATAATAGTATTTTGAGTTTCAATAGGTATTTCATCAGATTCTACAAGTGCATAACGGTAGTCGGTTACATTGTCATTTTTAACACCTTTACCGTCTAAAGGATTAAACCTTATCCAAGCACCTACATCTTTGTTGTAATCCCCAAATACTGCACCTATATCATCATCTTTTAACTTTGACAATTCTTCTATTAACTGACCTGCAGTTCTATCATAATTACCCTTTGTAGGTAAGTTCTTACCGTCAGCAGTTTGCCAACAGTCTGTTACATATCCCACATTATCGTCAGCCTCAAACAATACACTAAGGTATTTAATAAGTTGTTCTTTAGGGTGCCACTCCTTAGGTAGTTTTAATTCTTCAATTTCAAAACCACCGTCTATAACTTTCAATGGGTCATTACTGATTTCATCATCCCAGTTCATAGCTTCATCAGGTGCACCAACAGGTGGCTTGTAACCAAAGTCACAAGCCATTTGATATATAGTGCCACCTGTTACCGGTGAAGAACTTCCGTTAAATGTTGCCCATTTTTTATGACATTCACCACTGTGGTATCTGCTACTATCTCTACTGCTCCAACTATCCCAATCATATTCAGAATAACCTTCTTGTTTAAGAGCCATACCAACATTAATCCATTCCTGATAGTCTAGCCTTGAAGGGTCAATATATTTAATTAATTCAACTAAATTCAGCTTATTATTCATAGCTATTCACCCTCTCTATACTGTGACGGATTGATGTTTCTAGGTACATGCCAACCGTTTGCAGCAATTCTATCTATCATCTTCTTTGCATTTTCAAATTGCCATTCACCAACATGCTGAAATCCATAACGCTCTAAACATCTTATCTGTTTAGGTGTGGTAAGTCCTGTTTCTTTGCGTTTCTGTAGTCTTTCAAGTAGCATTGTAGCCTTACCGGCATTATCAATTTCATCCGGAAAAATACCTAGTTTTTCAAGTGCTTGTACTTGTTTTTTGCTAGGTGGTGCCATCTCCCAACCAAAAGTCGGAACATATGAAGATAAATCTTCTGCTTGAATTGACATTTCAAATTGCAAAGGGTCAACAAGTTTTCTTTTTCTTATTTTCATTTTTTGCAGTTGTTCTGCAAGTGCTCTTTCTCTCTGTTCAACAACATCTTCTGATGCCTTTTCTTCAGCCTCTTCAATGTCAACAGGACAACCTGAATTTTCTGCTAAATTCTCAGTCATTTTCTTTGCCACTTCGTCAGATGTACAAATTAAGTGAGCAGGTCTGCATAGTTCGTGTCTTTCTGTATGCCACAAAAAATCAAGAAGTAATAAATCTTCCTTACCTTCACATAGTCTTGTACCTCTGCCAACCATTTGACAATAAAGACCTCTTACTTTTGTTGGTCTTAATACAATAATGCAATCAACTGATGGACAGTCCCAGCCTTCCGTTAAAAGCATTGAATTACACAGAACATTGTATTTATCATTTTCAAAATCACTTAATACTTCTGCTCTATCTGTACTGTTGCCATTAACCTCAGCTGCATTAAAGCCCTGAGTATTTAAAATATCTCTAAACTTCTGTGAAGTCTTTACAAGTGGCAGAAAAACTACTGTCTTTCTGTTTGCACAATACTTCTTCATTTCTGTTGCTATTTGATACAAATATGGGTCCAGTGCAGTATCAATATCACTTGCTTTAAAGTCACCTGCTTGTGTTGATACACCTGATAAATCAAGTTTAAGTGGTATTGTTACTGCCTTAATGGGAGTTAAATACCCTTCCTTAATAGCTTGTGGAAGGGTATATTCATATGCTAGGCTATCAAACACTTGTCCTAGATTTTTCATATCACCTCTGTCAGGTGTTGCAGTAACGCCAAGTACATTAGCCTCAGAAAAATGTTCAAGTATTTTTTGGTAACTATCAGAGATAACATGATGTGCTTCATCAATAATAATTGTGTCAAAGTAATCACAACTAAATTGATTTAGTCTTTTATCTCTCATAAGTGTTTGGACTGAACCTACAACAACTCTATACCAACTGTTAATACAGGAGTTTTCAGCTTTTTCTACTGCACTTTTCAGTCCGGTAGCCTTTTCTATTTTGTCAGAGGCTTGTTCTAACAGTTCGCCTCTATGGGCAAGGATTAAAACCCTTGCCCCTTGTCTTACACAATCTTCTGTAATCTTTGCAAAAACTATTGTTTTACCACACCCTGTAGGAAGAACCAAAAGAGTTTTCTTGTCCCCACTATTCCACTTTTCAAAAACCTTTTCTTTTGCCTCTTGCTGATATGGTCTTAACTTAATTTCACCCATTAAAACTGACCAGGCACAAAGGCTTTAGACTGACTGTTTTGTTGTGGGGTTTCCTTAGGTTCTAAGAATTCTTTAATATCATTAATTTCTCTTTCTTCACCTTTATCATTAGTGTATTTTCTTACACTTACCTTACACCTACCTTTTCTGCCTGTTACTTCACTCCAATTCATTCGTAATGGTTCTCCATGTTTTCTCAAACCAATAGAAGTAAAGAACTGACATAGTTTCCACTCAACTTTTTTGTTAAGGAGTAGGTTCTCTCTAACGGTGGTAGAACCTGCTTCTGAAGTTAGCTTAATTGATAGTTCAGCTTTAGGACAAGCTGACATCTTTGTACTACCTTCAAATCTCTTTCTTTCAAAGCCTAAAATCTCAAAATCATATGTACCCTCAGGAAGGGTCACAAACTCACTTTCATTTTCAATGGTGTCATCCCAACCCATTGCTACATCATTGTTATTGTATTCTGCCATATAAAATCATCCTTTCTTTAATCAAACGGTAAATCATTGTTTTGGTTAATTAGTTCTACAACTTTATCCCAGAAAGTAATTAACCAACCTTCAATAAATTCATTACCATAGTCCTTTATCTTTGTATCTTGTGGGAAATATCCCTTTTGAGCCACTACAAGTTGAATATCCTCTTCTGACACATTATCAGCTTTCATCAGATCTACTAACTTCTTGGGCAATCCTTTCGGAATCGGAACATTAGTTGCTTGTTGCTCCACCGGTGGTGAAACCGGTACATCATCTTCTACAAGGTCATCAAGTTCAGAAATAGGGTCACTTGCAACTGTTTGTTGTGGCTTTGGTTCTGATACAACAGTAGTTGTTGTACTGTCACTAGGGATAAATGGAGAAATCACAGAGTATTCAAAAGGTACTTCCTTATCAAGACCGTATCTGTTTTTTGCATCCCAACAAGGATTATGCTCTGTGTACATTACTCTCTTGCCACCTGTAGCCTTGTACTTGTTGTTGTCTGTTTTCTCAACATAAGTCTTATAATTAACAAAGAATACTGCATCTGCCCACTCTTTTAATAAAGAAGCATTTCTTTTATCCAGCTTTAGTTCCCATCTATCATAAGCACCCATTTCATCAGGTTGTTCAAACTTTCTCATAGTAGCATGAGCAAGTACCACAACATTAATATGCATATCAATCAAGTCTTCTAACAGATTAAGTATCTTACCAAAAGCCTCTGACTGATATACATAACCTTTACCATAGCCAAAGTCTTCAATACCTATCTTCTTTGCAGATGCACATACTGATTGACCACATAACTTTTCAAGCCAATCAGCAGTATCAAGAACAAAAGTTTTGCATACATTAGGGTTCTGCTTAACATATTCAATCTGTTTAATAACCATCTCCATTGAAGTTGGTCTATCAAATCTACTAACATTAAGTCTTTTTGTGCCACCCTCTGTATCGCAAAAAACAGGACTAGGAAACTTAGATGCCATTGTTGACTTACCAATTCCCTCAGGACCATAAATTACAATCTTTTGTGCTGACATAATTACACCACTTGAAATGTTCATAGATTAAAACTCTCCTTTCTTAAATTCCTTTTTTACAAAAGGCTTTTGTTCTGTATTCTTAACATATCCATCCTCAATAATGATGGAACATTCATCTCCGGTTGACACTCTGGTTGCAATAGCCTGTAAGTTCTCACTTTCAAGCCACTGATTAAATTCTGCCAGTGTTTCAACATCCATTTGTTCCAGCTTATCTAATAGTACAAAACCACAATTAGGATTTAGCTTTCTGATAATAGCAGTAGCTACTTTTAACTGCTCTGCACCACTCATATTGTCCCACTTATAGCCTTTATAAGTTAATTCTTTACCTTCAACTGATAGACCCGGTAAAGGGAGATTAGCATTGTTAAGTAGGTCATACTTCCTCTTGCGTATTTCTTCAATCTTATGTGTTAGACTGTTGTACTGGTCTTGATAATTCTTGGCATCTTCTTCAGCTTTCGCTTTATCAAGATTTGCTCTAACCTTACGGTTAATACTATCAATATTAGCAATACTTTCTTCAAGTTCAGCAGTTGACTTATCTTTAAGTCCCTGTACAGAAGTTTTTGCAATTTCAATGTCAGATATTATAGTTCTTCTCTTATCCTTTAATTCTGCTAAATTTCTTTCTAAAGTAGCAATTTGGGCAGTAAGGGACTCGTTCTGACTTTCCAATGAACTTAAATATTCCCTTTTTTTCTGATTCTCACCGTTCTGCACAAGTATTGCTTGTTGTTGCTTAATTAAGTCATAAGGAGAAATAAGTTCAGAAGGTACGCCCTCATACTCTTCCATTTCAAGAGCATACTTCTTCTTTTGGTCTGCTATCTGACCGATAGCGTGTCTTTGATTGTATGTTGTGGTTTCTTCATTTTCCAGCATATAAAGTTCATCACCAACACCAATAATCTGTAGCAGAATATCTGCTTTTTCTTTGCCTGATGCACTCATAAACTTTGGTAAATCAAGAGCAAAGGAACTGATAAATTCATTCAGCAATGTTTGTCCACTTTTGTTGCCTTCCGGGTCAATGACCTTTAAGCTACTATTCTTGCCACTTCTCTCAACCACAATACCGTTAGATAGCTTAATCTTTAGGTGTGGTGGAATTGTAGAACCATCTCTCTTAGGAGATGATGGCATAAACTTGTTACCGCCAAGACACCATGCAATACTATCCAGTACAGATGTTTTGCCTTGACCGTTTCTACCACCAAGGACAGTTAAACCCTCAGCAGTAGGAGTTAAGGACACAGCCTTAACTCTTTTAACATTTTCTACTTCTAATGATGAAATCTTAATTGACATTTTTACTATTCCTTTCACTTATACACTTGACATTTTAGAAATTTTTCTCTAAAATGAAATTAGTTTACTTTAATATGTTCCGTAATAGGAACACCTTTCAGGTCACTAAGAAACTGCAATTTCTTAGTGACTTTTTCTTTTGTGCACATTCACAATATCTCACTTCCCATTTATACTTGTTTCAATTTTGCCAACACCTAATTGAAACATTTGTGTTAAATAGGTCAATGTGCTATCAAGATTTAATTTGTGCATAGATAAGATAACTACAAAGTCAAGATAAGAAATAAAACCATTATGCTCTCTCATAAAGTTGATGACTCTTTTGATGTCCTTTTCTGTGTAAAATCTTCTTGATAGCTTAATGAACCTTTTTTGATTTATCTTTTTCATTTTCTTTCACCTCCAAAATTAAAATGTCACACATATATTAAGAACTGCAGCCGCAATCCAATATGTTGCCATTTTGAAATCTTTACCTACTCCATAGACTATTGCAGCACCTACATCAAGTGCTATTAATAGCAACGGAAAAATGTACTTTGTGTTCATACTTCTTCGCCCTCTAGAGTTGTTACAACTTCTTCCGGTTTTGTGCCTAGTGCCTCTTCAAAGCACTTTGTTTGGAAATCATCCTTAGTGATACAAAGGTTTTCCCTACTGTATGCCACCTTAAAATCGTCCATAATATAAGACAATATGCGTGGTAGGATATACACAAGTCCAAAATACAAGAATGGAAGAAGTAAGAAACCACCATACTTTGACAGTAGATTGATATGTAGCACTAACGACATCACAATAGTAACCACTATTGTTACTGCAAGTCCTACTGCTTTAATCTTTTCTTTCATTTTTCCTTTCCTCCATAATGTTTAGATGGTCAAATGACTCACCATCTAATCTTCTCAAAAGTCTTGCTATCTGATTCTGGTTTTCCCTAATCATTTCTAGCAAGTGCCTTTGTTCGTTCATCAACTGCACTAAACTACTCTGTAACCACTTGGTATTGTCAGTATGTGCCTTGTTTAGACAACCTATAACACCTAGGACTAAAAGTACAAATGCCAGTATGATAACTGCAATAGTGAAACTTCCCACTTTTTTCACTTCCTTTCTTTTGCCTAATTCAGTAGTGCTGAATCAGGATGGTTATTCACATAGTCAGTCATACC